GGGATGTCCTGTATTGGATAAATATAATGACATTATTATTATTTACAGACACCGAAAAAAATAATCATATTTTATCTTTATTTAAACGTTTATATTTCTCTTGACTAAATACACTACTATATATTCTTTTAACTAATTTTTTACTTACCGATGTCTTACACCAGTTTTAACAAAGTCTTAATCAACCATCCATTTATTCAGTCATTTATTCAATTGTAACATGTGTTCCGTTTCGGAGCAATTATAAAAAAATACTAATTTCAAAAGTATATAACTCCAAAACGGAACACATGTTACAATTGAATAAATGACTGAAAAAAAAATGTGATTAAAGTTGAACATATGTATCCCATGAAGGAGCGCTTACTAGTGTCATCGGACTACCAGGTTTGAAATAATATACTGAACCAGTGTTTGTGTTATGTGCCACCATAGAACATGATCCCATTTCATAACAATTAGCTAATGCATCTTGTATATTATCAGTTCTACGAGAATAATATCCTTTCTTGAAAAATTGTGGTTTTTTATCACGATATATAGTAAATTGTTGGGGATCAAAGTAATAGGGATCATTATAATAGTATGGGTCAGCATATCCATACAAATAAGGAAGTCCATATCCACCTTTCCATCCTTGTTTTGGATGTTTCCTAAATTTATGCCAGTAACCATGTCCTCGTCCACCTCTACCTCTACCTCTACCTCCACCTATACCTCGTCCACCTCTACTCCACATCCCTCGGTGTCCTGATCCACGACCACCCCTATGTCCACCTCTACTCCACATCCCTCGGTGTCCTGATCCACGACCACCCCTATGTCCACCTCGAGGTGTCATACTTTCAGTATATGTTACCCATTGATTACGTCCCCAATATTGATAGTAAATAATGGTAGAAATCAATAAAATAACAATGGCTCCTATTAAATATTTCATTATAAGTAATTAGAATTAATATATATATATTAATCTGACAAATAAAATTATAGACCATTCATCAATAAAATTGAATTTTTTTATTATTAATTTATTTTTAACTTGCAAATTAGATGAATTGTAAAGAGTGTAAAGAATTGTTGTTCAATCCTATAATATTACCATGTGGTCATACATTTTGTAAAAACTGTGTGTGGGATGCCACTCGGGAAGATAGTAAGTGTTATAATACAGATTGTAAAAAATCATTCAAAATAACTGATACTGTTGAAAATATAACATTAAAAGAAATAAACATTAAAGCAATTAGAAATAATAACAAAGATAAAAAAATTGAAATCTTTGTAAAAGATTTAGAAGGCAGGAGTCAGTATTTTATTATGCAAAAATATTCAAGAGTTGATGAATTAATGCAATTAGTTGAAGACAAGTGTGGTATACAAAAAAAAAATCAGAGATTAGTTTTCGCCGGAAAACAAATATCCCCTGGATATTTGTTAATTGACTATAATATTCCACAACATTGTACTATACATTTAACAGGTAATTTGCGAGGAGATTAGATTTTTTAATTCTAGTTAAAATTATTTATATACGTTAAATATAATAAATAATGAATTGGTGGTTAATTTTAATTATATTGGTTTTGATTATACTAGTGGGATGGTACTGGATGCGTGTTCGAAATGCGGTTACATTTAAAGCAATGGGTCAATCTGGCAAAGAGATGTTATCTGTACAAATAAATGGGAAAATAGTGGCGTCTAACATTAACATGACTAAAGATTTTAAAACATATACACTATCCTCTATAGAACCTATTAAAACTGTTACAATAAATTACATTAATCCGGGATTAGGAAAACTAGTACAAATTGAAGGAGGAAGAGTTATGGTAGGTGGTAAAAATATTCTCAATGAAAGACTTTCTGCAAGTCAAACAACCGTTATGCAAAATGTTTCAAATCTTCTTAATCGGGCAGTTGCTGGAACTTTAGTTCGTGGGGGATCTTATAAAATGACGGTTAACAAATAATTTAAATCCACTTCACTTAAAAGTTTAGATTGACCAATATTGTTATAAAATATGACTAAATAGAATTTTCGACCCAATGAATCGAAAAACACATGTTGAATTTTTGCTATTATTTGACCATTTTTAATTATTTCTCCAGTTAATAAATAATTTAAACTCACTTCATTTAAAAGTTTAGATTGATATGGTTGACCAATATTATTATAAAATATGACTAAATAGAATTTTCGACCCAATGAATCGAAAAACACATGTTGAATTTTTGCTATTATTTGACCATTTTTAATTATTCCTCCGGTTGCAGAAATTTTTTTTTTACCTTCTATATTTTGATAAGATTGTTGGTATTGAGAGCTTTTCTCATGACCATTAATGTTTGAATATGATTGAAAAGATGAAATCGATTTAAACATAACTATTATATAAACTATTAATAAAAAAAAATATTCCTTTAGGCTAACTAAATCAAAGATTAGGAAGGAATATGGATGTAAAAATACTGTTATTAATTAGTATCTATTTCGGTTAATTCTAATAACATTTCTGGGTCTGGCCATCTAATTGCGAATTCACAATCTATATTGCTATGTTGTAAATTTTCTTTGTCAAGATATTCTCCAATTTGTAAAATAATTTCTTCCCATTCATCTTTACTAAAATCAAACTTGTTATCTCCAATATCAATTGAACAACATAATTTACCCTCATTTAAAGAAGTTGTAGTAATTTCCTTAACTATTGTTGATTGTGTATCTTTTACAAAATCACTGATTTTTGTATTTCGTAAATCTCGGAAAATTTTAACATTTTTAGAGGCTATTTCCGCCAATTTCTGAGTTGACGAAAAAGGATTTAAAGTTTTCAATGACAAACTATCCATTGACATTAGTAATCTCTGAAACTAGGTTATATATATATTTGTAACTATATTTCTTCAATTTTCAAACATATTAGGTTTGGATTAATGTCTGAAGTTACCAATTGATAAACGATAGATCTTGTTGGTGATTGGATAATGATATAATATTTATTATCTTTTTGATAATAGGTATAATTATTATTACCAAAGTGATCTTTTCGAAACCCATTAATACTAAGAAACTTTTTGTTGATAATTGGAAAAACTCGGAATCCATAATTATAATACTGACAGTTCAAATTACTTTTGTTTATAAACTTACTACCATCTAACGCTATATGTAAATTTTTTGTTTTAGTTGTATAATTAGTTGGTATAAACAGATCATGATTGTAATTCCATCTTGGATCAATTGTCAATTTTATTAAATTGGTTAATATTGGAAAATCAATGGGAAGTTTTCTAATTAGTCTACATAATCGTTTTATTCCAAATTCATTGGCATTTTCAGTAGATGTGAATTTTCTTTCTTTAATTTTAATTTGGGATCGATCTCTATTTAAATTTATTCGAGAATTAAACATATATATTTCATGGTCCCAATCAATTTCCTTAGAAGAGTGTGAATGTAAATGACGAGTCGGAATAAATAATTTTGCATTATTTAAAAGAGAATGGGTATATGCCAATGGGTGAAATTCTCCAGTTTTATCAATAATGCACACAACAAATCCAAAACCTTTTGGATAATTTTGTTTTAATACCTTTCCAACATCTGGCGTTAGATTAAAGACATTAAATTGTAATCTATATAGATGAGTTAATGATGGTACAATACTAACTTTATATGATCCAATTTGAAAAACCTCAAGACTAGAATTAGTACTAATACCATATGATCTTGCCCCTTCAAAACTATGTTTTGGACCAAATATTAAATCTAAATCATCAAAAATGTCTTTATAATCTTCTAAATTAATTAATCTACAACCCCCATATTTACCAACATTTTTTGAAGGGAATGGCAAAACCATGGCTACTGGATTATCAATTTGTACATTATTTGAATAAACAGTCAGTTGTCTTTTTGAGGGTAATGGTGCCACAAAAATTTTTGTTTTTGATACCTTTTCTACTATTGGTGGCGTAAATATACACATTTCTTACAGCTTCTTTGGAGATTGAGAATTATATGGTTTTGCAATAGTTAAAAAAAAAATAATTAGCGCATTATTCTCAATCAATTATTATACCTTGTCTAATAACTTGATTAGTTTTTGGTCATATTGACATATTACATTGTCTCCATCCTTTAATCCAAAATATCCTATACTATGTAAATTATCGGTTCTATTTATACCTATAAAATCCGGAAAGTCTCCAAATTTTAATTTACAACGATGTGGTGGATGCATAAATATACTACCTATGTGAAATCTCAATTTCCTTAGAGAAACGTGTGGATTGATTTTTATATTTATTGGGTCTTTGTGTAGATATTTGTTAGAATATATATTCAGATTTATGTCATCTGCGTTTTTTCTAAGAATATCTGTAAGTCCTATATTTTCTACAAATTCGTTAATATCTGAATCACATATAATACATACTTTAATTGACAATCCTTCTACACATTTTCTGCAGAATGTATGACCACAATTACCAATCATTGGATCATACATTAGATTGTTACACACTCGACATTTCATTTTTTGATTACATATAAATAATAATTTAAGACAATTAAAAATCAATTTTTAACTAGAATCTCTTTTGGAATAGGAATCTTGTTTTTTAGACGTATTTTTTTCTAAATAAACTTAATTCGACAACTGGTGGAATATTATAAACTCTTGTAGAACTTTTAATCTTTTCAATACATTGATGAATTTCTGGAATAATCAGTTTTCTATTTTTTGGTATAAATTTTATTGTAAAACCTAATCCAGTATTAAATCCTGGTGTTAACAACGAATTTAAAGATTTTACATATTGTTTTGTAGAGATCTTAGGAAATTTTGTTTTGTTAATTTTGATAATATGTTGTGGTTGAGCAAATTGAATATTTAGTATTCTAGAGTTATTTTTTACAACACTTAGCAACTTTTTTTTATTTTTAGTTCGTAATAACTCTTTTAGTAAAACCTTATTTGGTCTATATATCCAACATCCTTTTTTATCAAAAACCAATCCTATAGTTTGTATTTTAAATTTTTTGTAATACCGGTAACTATTCCATAACTCGGTCTTAAAATCTATATAAGATGGAGGATGTTGTATTGCTTTATATTTATTAGGATGTGTATGATAATTAACTATGTGACCATGTCCCCAAGTTTTAATATCATATCCTCCCAGAAACGTATTAAATTTAATTAAATCACCATATTTATTAAATATCAATGATCCCGCAGATTCATGTTTTCTTTTTTGTAGATTTTCAAATATTTTTCTGTCTTCAAGTGTTAAAATACCATCTACTTTGAAAAATTTAGTATAACAATCCATCTGTTATATATATTATACTTAATTTAAAGATTAATATTAAAATAATATTTACAATTAGAATGTCTTCTAATATCCCTAAAGTCGAGGACCGTAGAGCCAATAATGATAAAGTTTATATCGTAACAGATGTATCAATACACAGTCCCTGTGTTGGAATTATAGTTGGAGTTTTTAGTTCAAAAGAAAAAGCACAAGATGTAAGAAAAAACTGGGAAAATAGATTTAAACAGGATTCATCGTTGAACAAAGTTGCTATACTGGAGATGTGTTTGGATGATTATACTTTTTAATTTCAGTCACAAATTCTAAAATTTGTGGCAAAAAGTTTTCATCCATAATCGTTGGAAGTTCGTTGATTTCAGTAAATGTTTTACCACATCGTTCCCAGAATACCTTACTTAATAATTTTTTCGTATTTTCTATCTCATTGTCAATATCTTTTGCAAAATATCCTATAATAGGTTTTAATATCAGAGAATCTTTTAAGAAACATAATACTTTTAAGGTTTTGAAAGAATATTCAAGAAATAATTTTGAATTAGTATTCAGATGAAGATGCGCAAATATATCATAAAATTTATATAAATCATAGTAATATAATTCCAAAGGTTCAAATAAAACATATTTTTCCCTAGTTTCGGGATATTTAGATATGTATCCTTTAGGCATATATCTATGGAAATTTGGAGTTGTTTGGGATTTATATTTGGTGGCTGTATAATCACCTGATTCTATTTTTTTGTATAAAACTTCACAAGCATGTTTACACAAATCTATGTTTCCGGAATTTTCGATAATATGACGAATTAATATTATATAAGATCGAACAAAACCTTCATTGTATAACTTTTCACATAATTCTAAACTTGGATTATTAAGTAGATATATATATGATCTTATACCTCTAAGAGTAAGACAATTAGGTTCTACATCCCCTGATGATAGACTTGATAAAATATCCATAATATCACAATAATTATTTGTTAAATAGAGGAATATATTATAAATATCACCAATACATTCTAATTTTAAACTTACTTTTGATTTAGAAAAACTTGAATCCCTTAAACTAGGTATATCAATATCTAAATCTTTGTAAAATTTATCTTTATTAATATTATCATTAAACTCAATTACTAAATTTATAGGCATACTATCATAATCATAACAACAAATATATGGTGGAATTTTGAAACCAACTCCAATAATACTATTATTTATTTTTTTTAAATGGGAATTTATAATATAAGTCATACTGATAACTTTAATAGGCCTATTTTTATTAATACATTCATAAATACGTTGAGATATATTTCTGCTATATTTTTGTACCCATTCATCATTAATTTTCGTAATATCATCAAGAAATCCACCATCATAATAAGCCCTATGTTTATAATAAGGAGGAATGGTTGTCACTGGTTGAAATAATGGAGGAGGAATGGTGGCACTAGCCGTAGTCGTGGTTGTACCCGTTGGTACTAGAGGAGCCGTAGTTGTATCTGTTAGTGTAGGATGTGCTGTAGTATCCAGTTGAAATACCTGTACCGGTGGTGTGGTGGCATTAGCCGTAGTTGTAGTTGTAGTATTTGTTGTACTACTACTAGTAGTGGAATCATCAACATCATCATCATTTGTAAATTTAGTATAATTATTATAGTATTCAGAAAAAGACATAGTTAATTTTGAATAAACCATTAAATTAAATTAGTGGATATTAAAATCTATCAATTTTTTTATCAATATAAAATATACTAATTATAACATGATGGATTATTGGAAATTAATGTCACTTAAGCCTTGCAAGTTTAAAAAAAAATTAAAAACATTAACTGTTCACGATTTACAGTGTCTGGCTGAATGGTATTGTAATACAAGTCAACGTTTGTTTAATAATATTCCAACGAAATCACATAATAATAATATTATTATTATAATAAAATATATCATTGATAATTTAGACAAAAAAATATATTTTGGTTTATGTAAAAATCCTAGTAATATATTAAATTTGAATTTTTCGGCCAAAGGTTATATTGCTAAAGATGAATATATTTATGGTCAATTAGAATATTGTTATCCAACATATAAAGAATATTTTAAATGCATTAACATTATTCCTTAATTAATCTCACTCCTTTTAAACTAAATAGATCTAAGTAATTTTCATCCTTTTCAAACTTTAATCTAAGATGAATATATGGTTCAATAATTGTTCTGTCTGATGTCCCTATTGTCCCACCACTAAAATTTTTAACTATTACAGCATTTAGACATTCTCCGCTATTACTATCATAGTACATAACTGGTCTTTTTTCATGAAAATGTTTTTTAACTAAATTTTCTACCTTTTCAATTTTTTCTTGTTTCTCCTCAATTTCTTCTTTAGTTAATTTTTTTGGTTTTGATTTTAAAGAAAGCGATGCTAAAGTTGAGGACGATGATGAGGACAATGATGTTGAGGACGATGATGATGACAATGATGTTGAGGACGATGATGATGACAATGATGTTGAAGTAGAATCATAACATTTTATATTAGGTCGTCGAATTAAATACTCTAGTCGACGTCTCCTCAATTCAGCAGTATTTAAATTGTATTTGTCATCAATATCTACTTTTTCTTTTCCTTTTTCTTTTTCTTTTTTTTTTCCTTTTTCTTTGGATACCAGACCTTTGATTAATACCATTCCCATAAAGTTATTATTAATAATATTTATATTCATAAAAATATTGATCTTTAGATACTTAAATTTCAATTTTTTATTTAAATTAGTCCTTCAAATGTTTCTACATTATCATTGTTATATATATATATTTTATAATCTATAAGGTTGGTTGAAACTCCACCAATTAAACCTTTTACAAATTCCTCTTGTTCTGTATGATTTTTTAATTTTGGCACATCATAGAATTTGTTTTTAGTTTTAAATACTAAATTTGACAAATTATTCAATATATCTTCTGGTTTTATTGTTAAACTACTCAAATCAAATATAACAATCATTCCCTTACCTGGTGCAATTATGCCAATTTTTGAAATAGAATACCCTAAACATCTCAATACTCCATAGTATATCCACAATTGTAAAGATATTACCATATCTTTATCCCCTAAATACTGAACCTCTTTTATATCAAAAACTGTGTCATTAATTATTAAATCTGGACGAATTATGAAGTTTTCATAAATATATTGTGGCTGCATTTTCAATAAATATATTTTTTTTATTATTTTATTTAAAATCGCATAAGTTGTATTATATAGTAAATTTAATTCTTTTATTGTATCGTCTTTTTTCCAGGGAAAAAATTGTTTTGTTTTTTTTTCAGGTGTAAGTGAAAAATCTTGTATATTAAATACATCTGTTAATAATTCTGCTATTATACTTGTTAAATCTGAACTCCTCTCGGAACTCACACCACTCGAAGTTTGGCTAAAGCTGGTTAAACCCATTTTTATAATATCCCAAGGAATGTTAAAATTATCGCAAATATTTGAAACGTTTAAAGAAAGTGGAAATCTGCGCAATAAAATATTATATATTACTCTTTCTGAAAATTCACCATATAGTCTCAAACAATTCCCTGAATATTTAAAACATAGAGGTCTATTATCTCTATAATCGATATATCTAAGTTCTGGAATATTTAACAACTTCAAACATACTTTAGCTAGACTTGGTTTATGAGCAAAGTCATAAATCTCCTTGTGATGAAAATAATTTTTTGTTAAAACAGGATTTTTTTCTATTTTTAAAATCCGGTTTATGTCATTTATATTTGGATTATATTTAATGTTTGGATAATCAATAGATATATCTTGCAATTCTCTAATTAACGAGAAATTAATTAAATAAACTAAATTAGGTAAATAGTTGTTAACACTATATTTGAATTTTACTTTCTTAATTGATAAAATCCTGTTATTTCTTTTTTTGTAATTTATTGAATTTGTATTTAAATATATTTCTAAATTTTTTGCAAATATTTGTCTCTCTTTGATTCTTAATTTATCCTTTGGGAAAAATCCTTTGAATTCATTCCATACATCTCGAAAACTCAGAAAAGTATTGCCAGTTATTATATTTTCTTTTATAAATAATTTCATTTTTTCTTCTAAGTTTAAATTATCATAATTATCACCAATTGGTATATGTTTTGTTTTGAATAAACAGTATTTACTATATTTTGAATATATTGTATTATAAAACTGGTATTTGTTATGATATGATTTATTATCAATTACAACCTTAAATAATTTCCACATTTCTCTTATTTCTACAAATTCTTTATCATCATCATTTTTTGACTTAATTAAATATTTATCAAAAAACCATGCTAATATTGGTTTATAATTTTTTTTTTCAAGTAGTCTTACTAGTTTGAAATTTAACCAACCCCATTTACAAAATTGAGACACATATACAGGTTTGGATTTAAATATATTATTTGATAATTCGTCAAGAGGAAATTCAATATCAGGATAAATAGATGACCAATGGAAATATAATCTTCTTACTAATAACAAACTATTTTTCTGTGGATAAATATATTTTTGACAATATTCATTTAAGCTATCTTTATTCATTGTAATACTATTATCATATAACATCTCTGGTTTATATTCTGGTAAATTTTTTCAAAATAAAAAATTATATATCAACTCTCGATAAATAAATATCTGTATATTTATTTAAATCAATATCACGTCGTGTATATTCTCCTTTATTTACATTGGGAGTTGATACAAATCTATTAGTAAAAGTGTATTTAAAATCTATAAATTTAGAGTTAAAGTCAACATTTGTAATTATCAATATTGTACGGTTTTTCTTTAACTCTAATAGATAGTTAATATGAGACTTAAGATAATTAATATTAATATCATTAATTATAATAAATTTAGTTGTATTGTTAGGAACACAACCATAAAATTCTGACGGTAAAACTTGACAATTACCCATTGCCAAATAATGAAGACGAGCAACAGTTGATTTACCATTCGAACCAGAACCAAACCAATGAATTATTTTATTGGGGGTTGACAGTTGTTTAAGATTTTTTTCTAAATCAAAAACGTTATCGTTGAATATAGATAGCAATAATCTAGTTAAATTATTCATTATATAACACGATGAGATTACAACTTTGTTAGTATTATATATATAACAGAATGAATAATTTTTCAATTTTTACGTATCACCTCAAAAAAGATAGGAGACGAAATGAAAAAAATTACATCATTCCCATTCCCATTCCTCCGCTACTTTCTTGACCCTCAGGCGGAGTATAAACCTTCATAACCGCTTCAAATGCATCATTATGACAAATACAACACGGTACTTTGATTACAGGCATCAGATGCAATCCATTATCGGAACAACTGTCAGTTGCCATTGACGATACCCAAACTTGTTTGTCAAAAACCCCCAAGTCTTTACACATCAGACATTTGTACGACGGAGGCGTAAAAATATGGCTCTTGCCTTTTTTATCTTTAATGGTAACTGATTTGAAACGATATTCTTTTTTTAATTGTCCGAAACTATTACCATATGTCCTGCACAAAAGACAACCCGGCATTGGTATACCACATTCTGTATTACCGAAACAATTATAACAGCCTTCCGTAAACTCGTCAGTCATTTGTATTTTATTTTAAATCTAAAAATTACATTTATACAAAAAAAATAACTTAGAAAAAAAAAAATTCAATTTTTAATTAAAAAAAGTGAGTGAAAAAGTTATTTGATTTATGTTTTTAATAGTTATATAAGTTAAAATATTAAACAATGGACAAATCACTACGTTTAATAGCCACAGATTCTGTAATCACTGCTGAAAAAGATTATTCGGCTGTTGATAAAGATAACATTGAATATGTTGACAAGATAACAGAAAAACTTAAAGATCCGGACCAAGCACTTAAAAACGCTATCGAGAATGAAGATTCTGAATTAGTAGAATATTTATTAGAAAAAGATAATAAAAAAATGGGCGATGCATTAACATATTCAATGTCAAATGGAAAATTTAATTCATTCCTAAAGGTTACCAAAGAACTATCAAAACACAATGATATTTCAGAATTATTAAAGCAAAATAATGGCTTTAAAATAGAAAAAAATACTTTTTCCAATAAAAATATGAATAATTTTCTTACAGATATGACAGAACATTTGAAAAAAAATGATGGGGAAGAATGGATGATTGATATGAGTTCAACGATAGCTAATGCGTTCGATATTTCGAAAGATTCAAACCAAAATCGAGATTATACAAAAATATTTTCAGCTTTAGGCGACACATTTGAAAAATGTCCAAAAGATGTCAGAGATATTATGGGACATTTTATAGGTAAATTGACTCAACAGATAGATGCACCATCAGATTTGACAGATTTATTACAACTTCAAATTCCTCAACCATCTGAATTAACTCCCACAATGTCTGAACTTTCTACTAATATTGCAGAACTTTTTACTCCTCCAACTCCAACTCCAACTCCACCACAAATTCCGTCTATCGGTGAATTTGTGACTCAAACTTCTAATTCACTCTTTTGTCCCACTTGTTTTAATTGGACAACGTCGGAATTGTCTAAATGTAGTATTTGTGACACTGAAGTGTCCGATTTACAACTTCATGTAGGTGAACCGATACCGAATCCTGATACAGAAATAACTGAAGATAATAATGGTTGTTATTGCTCTTTTTGCACAGGAGCCAGATCTACAAAAATCGATAATTGTGCATGTGATGCATGTCAATCTAAAAATTGAAAATATTTATGTATTATTTTCTTATTTTCTATTTTATACAATGCAAAATGGATTCTAATAAATCAATAAAATACGGCGAACAATTTGAAGACATTGCCGCTAAAATTTATACCTTGAAGGATTTGGAAACTCAAGTTAAAAATCGTGATCTAAGCTATGATGCTAGATGTGCCATTTTCCATAGAATCTGGGTGTTAAAATATTCAATTAATGAATTAAAAAAAGAAACATAATTATTTTATTTGCGAAGCGGAGGAAGGGTGGTAGAGAGAATCTGGGTTCCCTGCATAATTATTTTATTTTTTTTACAGTCCAAAAATCGAATGCTAATTTGGGATTTAAAACATATTTATAAGGGATATAACCACATCCATGATCTCCCCAATTTTCGTCCCAACTATTACGGAAGAAAAATACCTTCCTTACATCATCATAGCCAACCAATAGAATAGCATGACCACCTAACATTTTTTCGCCTTTCTCAGGCGTTGGAACAAATCCAGTTTTAGTTACCTGTGGAGTTTCCATACTTTCATAAACTACAAATCCAAATACTATTGGTAAATGTTCTTGTGATAAACAATGTCTCAAATCATCTATATGCTGGTTTACTCGTTTATATTCTACGCCGGCATCTTGTTCCCCTTCTTTATAACACTCATCACTTGGTTTATTTTCAAATTTTTCAATATCATATGGCCACATTTTTTCAGAACAGAATCCATAGTTATTTATGGCTTTCATGCCATTCCTAAGAGTAGATCCACTATCTTCATTAATAGTTCCCATTAAATCCCGTTCATTATAATAGATATAAAGTCGAGAAGGAAATTCTGCATTAGATGAGTGTAAATGTTGCCGAGAGCAATCATATTGAATAGCACCTCCAATGGCATTGGCACTACAACTACCTAATTTTCCTTGATTATATGGTTCAGAAAAATATTCCCTTAAATCGCAATATAATGGAAGTCGAAATTCATTAATAGTAAAAATGTGTTGTTTGTCACGATGATCATAGTTATCTGTTTCTAAGTTGTAAATATGGGATATTATTTCTTCATTTACACCATTATTTACACTCTCGTTTATACACTCGTTTACACTTTCACTAGACAAATAATTTCCCATTATAATACAAATTCTATATAATTAATATTGTATAAAAAAATTGATTTTTTTTATGTTTATATTTGAAAATATTATGGTTAACAAAAATGTCTGAATGTGATCCAGAAGTTTTTAGAAAAGGGAACACCGTGTTTTTACTTAGCTCTAGACAATATAATACAAATCTTGAAAAAGTATACAAACCACTGACAAATAATGATCTTGAATATTTATGTAAAGAGGTTGGAAAGGAAACTGGTGTTAAAATGGATTGGCATTGTGTTGGTGGAAGGGATAATGTATTAGCTTTAAACTCTCGAGAAAAAGTACAAAAATATATAGTTGGTAGTAATAAATGGGTGAATTGGTTTGAAAAGAGGGGTTGGAAAAAAGAATATTTGGAATATCAACAAAAGAAGTATAATGGAAACTTTACTGCACCGAATGCATATCATTTAGGCTGGCAGAAATAAATTTAATTTTTTGTTTTTAAATTATATAAAATGGATCAATTACCTCTGACATTACAACATAAAATCTTTGACTACTGTCAATATAAAACTAGTATCAGTTCGACAAGTAACAATAAAAAATTTGTTATAATTATTCGTATAGATAGTTTGGTATTTTGTTATTCTTATAAAGCGGTCCTCACTACTGATCAACAATTAAATGTTTCAACCATTAAAGCTTTTGCAAATGCAATCGAAGAATTTTCAAATGCTATTAAACAAAATAAAAACTCTATATTGCCAAATATTAACAATCCAGATTTGCCATTTCTTGAATATAATAACGGATTTCTTAAAATATGTCATTCAAATGAATCAGATATACACTTTTATAATAATAATTTTTTTAGTCTTAAATTAAATTCAGAATCAAATGCAGAATTAATCTATATTTTGGATGAAATTAAAGAATGGATTTATAATAAATTTGACACACAAAGAAAAAAAGAAGATTGTATTTTAATTTAACAAAATTTGATAAGCGAAACTTCTTATAATATTATCTTATGCACTTGTAAAAATGTACGCAAAATTAAAACGAAAAAAGGTATGTAAATGTGACATATCAAACACATCAACGAATGCTTGGAGTGATTTATGTGGAGATTGCCAAAAAAAGGCATTAAGATGCCAAACTCGATTTGCCATATCCAATGGAAAAATTGAAACTAATAGACATTACTCAACTATATTTTTACCTTATATCGCAAATGATATTTTCCCACCCAACAGAGTGAAAATGTCTCTTAAGCGGTTTATAGATATTATGGAAATGTATTGTAATGGTTATGGTGAAAGGTTTAATCAAATATTAATTAAAAGAATTAGAAATCGGTTAATATGGACTATGTCTTCTTATAATATAAAATATAAAAATACGTTAATTATCTATCGTCGATGGCCTGCAGATAGTTATTTATTTATTAGACGAATCGCTAGAAAAAAAACAAATTTACTTTCAATTATTCCAAATGAAATTTTATATCATTTGTCTCTATTTATAGACGCTTATAGATGATTATAAAAAAAAATTGATAATTTTTCTAATTTAGTTATTTTTTTATTAATAGTAAAACTCCAATAATGAACAACTTACCTAATCATCTTCAACACAAGATTTATGACAATATAGATGTGATAGATCTAATAAAATTAGGTGATGTTGGAATTAATTATTTGGCACAAAAGTATAAATTAACACCGAAAAAAATACATACTGTAGTAGATTTTTTGACTAATAAATTAAACAAATTTCATAAAAGAATGACTAATTTAATTATTGATGATTTGGAAAATTTATTTGAAATCAGTGAGCATGGGATGACATACGTGGATCCGTCTAAAGAATTTGTTACTGAACTCAAAGAATATAATCCCGATAATCAGAAATTTTTTTTCAAGAATTTTCTCAGAGAAATTAAAGACAATCCAAAATTAAAAATAATACCACCAGAAGAATGTCAAGATGGACATGAATTTGTAGATACTGAAGATACTAAAGATATGCAGGAATGTTGGGATGAATATTTCTCAAATGGTGGTTCAGCCGTATATTCTACTCTTCCGCCATTTAAAATACCAAAAAATTTATGGAAGTTGTATTTTACTAACTATAATTTAATTGATATTGGTAATACTGAGGATATTGATGGAGAACATTTAGGTTATTGTAGTTTTGACGGAGTTGAAATAGTTGAATTTCAATATTGGATGCCTTTATGTGAGGCCACCTGGTCTATTTATGTTAATGTATGTCCATCTTCAGAAGATTTTGGAAAACTTGGATATTTTATGTTAATGGATAGTGAAACTACCGGGAATGGTATTATTGGGAACTTAATTGATTTAGATGATATACTTAAAAATTATTGTTGTACTAAAGAACAAGAAAATATGATAAAATGTATCATGAAATTTGACTGGAATTAACTTAAAGTTTAAATATTATATTTTATAATAACATTTCTTGTTATTAACACCTCTTGTTTAAAATAATGTCAATACATAACTTGGCAACTCCAGTTAGTGGTCCATCAACATCATCTTCAACATCGACATCATCAACATCATCAACATCATCATCATCAACATCTTCGGTATTATCAATGTCTCCATCACAAATGATGAGTAATCCATTTGCTATATCTCCAAAAACTTTAATCTTAACTCAAATTTTTACAATGATTAACACATTTTGTGAATTATTATTTCCAACTGATACAAGTAATGCTACTTGGCATATGGGATTGTTAAAAATTGTAGTATTACTGGGAATTTCTTATATTAGTATTAACTTTGACATTATGTTTAATATCATTAAAAAATTTACTATTGGACTAATAATAAGATTTTTATCTTTTCTGTTCTTTAAAAACGAAATTATTAAATTAACGGAAATAAATCAATTTAACCATAAAATAGTTATGGATAATTATAACTTTTATGGTTTCGTATATCAAAAGACTTTATCAGAAATACTCAATAATTCACTAATTGATACTTCAAAATCTCAATTAATTAAATATAAACGAAATTATATTTGGAGCAAACATACTCGCCATAATGATGATTATAATGGAACAAATAATCTTAAATTATCTTATTTACGATTTTGGAAACCTAAGGTTTTAAGGAAATGTAAAAAAATAGCACAAGATAAAAGTATTTCCCGAGATAAAGTAGTTAAAATTATTACTTCTATAAACAATGGTAATAGAGTAATTAGTTCAGAAAAAAAACAACAGGCTATGTTTCCATATAAAAAATATAATAATTTATGTGGAATAATAAAAAATTATTTTGAAATTAACAATTTAATTAATAATAAAAGACCTGTGGCATTGGTTCTTAATGGTCCTCCTGGCACAGGAAAAACAAGTTTCTGTGATTACATTTCGCAACAGAATATTTGTAAAAATATTATCAAAATCAATCTAATGAATTTTGTCAACAAAGACTTTGTAACTATTAGTAACTCTATTAAACAATCTTTTCAAATAAATGATGGTTATTTAATATGTTTTGATGAATTAGACAAATATTTTAATGTCTTTCTGCAAAATAAAATTAAAAGCCTAACTACCAATATTGAAGATGAAGATGAAGATGAAGATAAAGGAAAAGGAAAGATAAATGTCAAAACTGATACTGATTTATTAATCAGAGAAACTAGCATTCTTTTAACAGAATTATACAAATTGATTGATGGTGATGAATTACCATATAATGTAGTTTTTGTGTTTTGTGCAAATAATTTTAATACAATTTTTAAATACGCTTCTGATCATTTTGATGCCCTTAAGGATCGATTAATATATGAAAACATCTATGCATATTCTATTGATGATGTTTATCAATTTTTAATTTATTATAACAAATTTTTCCATAATACAGAACGCCACCTTCCAGAAGAAAAAATAAATAAATGTATCAACGAATTGCCTTCAGATACACTAATCACAGCAAGAAAATTATACCAATTATTAATTAAAAATCATTACAATATTATTGAAACAATTCAAAATATTCCAAATTAAACTAATATTCAAAAAATTACTTAGAATCAGTTTGATTTATTCTACATTATCATTCAATCTTGGGTGTATTTCTATTTGTCATGTAAGTTTAGAATATTTATTATCTTTTTTTTATCGAAAATATAAAGCAAAGGTGGACTAGTTATTTTGTTGCCTATAAATATTATCATAATTCGTATATATTTTGGAGGAAAAAAAGTTTGAATTTAAATGGGTATAAAGACAAATTTGGTATTTGTGTAATATTAAAAATAATTATTTATTTTAGGGTGAGATATGATCATATAAGTATGTGTCTTGTTATTTTTAACACTCCATCCTAGTCCCGCAATTTGTTTGTTAATTTTATCTATTATAAAAACAGGATAATTTGTAATGTCTATAGACCATTTGCACTTTTCTGGATTATAATTATATTGTTTTTGAATTCGTTTTAATAGTAAATTATAAGATCTATTTTCTACTACATCAGGTGTAAATTCAGATAAAAAAATTTCACTCATCTTTGACAACACAAAAATCTAGAGATTTTTGGTAAATAAAAAATCAATTTTTTATAAAACCCTTAACAATCTAATGGATTGTGTAGGAAAAAATATTCCGAAGAAACTTTGCGAAAATAGGATGGGTTTGTCTATTTTTAATTTTTTAAGATATTTAATTTTTATCCAATTGTTGTTTGTGTAATTGACAACCCCATCCATCATCTTCCATTTAACTATAAATACTGGGTGTTTTCCGTCTAGAGGTACAAGCCATCTACCACAATAAGGACTCGCATCATATTGAGTTTAATTAAATTAGAGTAGGCATTTTTTCTCAACGGTGTCTGATTTAGGACAATTCATTTTGACAATAATAAAATTATTGAATTTTTTATTACTATTAAATATATTGTAAATTGTTTTAAACAAATGCTATTTGCTAATTTTGCCACTACTATCAATTTAACTGGATTTCTTTTTGATTTTGACCTACTTACCCTATCTTCTAATACTGGTCCTCTTTCCGTTGATGGAGTAGTAGTAAATGTTGGAGATATTATA